TTCCACACGGGCCTGAAACAGTAAAACCTCGCCGTTGAAAAGGAAAGCATGGATTAGAACCATATACCTTCCCATATAAGGTTTCTGGTGGATTATCTTTGTATCTTTGTAATTTTTTTTCATCTTTAGCAATTACATCTCTAATATATGGATAATTTGCTAGATACTCTCTTGTCAACGCCTTAATCATAATTGCATTCTCCTCTCATCGCAATTTTCTGGACTTTTTCTCCCATCAAGAATCAATCTCGTGCTCCTATAACTTCTTCGTTTCGATATTCCACGACATTTCGCCCCACAATAAATTTGCTTTGTGTTGTTACGCAAAAACTCCTTTCCGCAAATAGCACAAAACCTATACCCAAATTGTTCCGCTCTATATGATTTTGAATTTGCTCCTCGTCCTAGACTTGGTGTATTTAAAGCATCTTCCAAACTCCATCCGAACTTATGTATCCTGTCATACACTGTTGCGGCATTAAGGTGATGTGCCTTACACAAACTACTAAACGAATTTTTGCGTTGAGATGGAGTCTCAAATGCTTTTTCCACATCCCAATTTCGTGCAGTAATCCTGTCGTGTATTGTGTCATAGTCTAAACCCAATGTCTCGCACCACTCTATCAAAGGCTTTTCCACACCATGATATGTCACCCAGATTGTGTCGCGTTTGTTTCTTGCCTGCTGCTTTAAAGTAATCCACTCGCAGTTTTCTGGTTCATAATTTCCATTCACGTTTATCCGCTCAATAGTTAAATCATCATCATATCCATTGTTTTTTGCCCAATCAGCAAAATTATCAAAACTCAAAAGCCACTCATGGCATATTTCGATTCCACGACCGCCATAGTCCTTATATCTCGCATCGTTTTTATTCAAGCATCGTTTTTTCATCCCATGATATATTTCCCATAATCTTTGGTTTTCTTTTTGAGGATTTCTCAAATATTTCGCCATGCAAAACACCTCCTAAAATGGTCGTGGCATAACAGAAACTTTAGCCACAGTTCCGCTTCCCTTTGCAATAAACACAGCCAAACTCGCCAAAGAGTCCGGCGCATCATCATTTTTGTTCTTTCCGTTTATGGTGAAGCTATATACATTATTCATAAACTTCCGGTATTCTATCTTCTGATATCCACTATCCAAAAAATAAAAATTCCTGATAGCCTGAGCGTTATCCCAAATGCGCTGTTCTTTTCTCTGGTGTGTTTTTGTTGCACTGCCGCCAGTTCCTATCAACATCTGCTGGGCGAATTTCGATACCAGATTGATTTTCACGCCCTTTTCTTCCAACATTTTTTCAATCTCGTCTTTGTATCCCTCGCCTCCGGCATTGGCTTCAAAAAAGGCATTAGTCACATGATTTCTAATCAACGCATCAATGACTTTAGGTTGTGTTATTGTTTTCTCACTATTGTCATATACAACCTCATGGACATATACGGAACCATCATCATAGACATATGCAATCGGCATAGCCAGATAATCTGTACCACCAAGAGCCACGTCACAGGCAGCAACAACTTTTAGCGGCTCCATATTTGGCAATACGCCATTGTAAAAATTCATGTGTTCTGGATTAAATACTGCGCCGTCACGCTCAATAGGCTCTTGTTGACACTGGCTGAACCACGAAGCCATATCATCATTCTCTTCAAATTTCGCACGCTCTACACGATAATACTTTGTGCTGAATCCCACATTATAATCGTAATCAAAGTTACTTTCGTCTGTTTCGGGGTCAAGCGCCGGTATTTTAAGCACATCCCACCGAATATCCTTGGCTTCTGGATTGTTTTCCAAAAATGCCATACGATTCATGTAAATATCATGCAGGCTCCAAATTGTACCGTTATAAATAACCTTACATTTTTCCTTCTTACGCTTCATAAGGTTGTTGTCAAAAATCGTTTGCTTTCGTCGCAAAATGTCTGGACTAAGCACATCTTGTATTCCCTCTAAAATATCATCCGCAATCAGCCAACCTGTGGCATCATACAAACCGTTCAATCCAGAAGTAAGACCTTTTCCAGAGAGAGATTTGTATTTTTTCTTGCGCTCCAAATCTACTGTATTGGCTTTTGCGTCAGTATCAACAATTTTTGCCATTGGGAATATATCCTGATGACAATACACTGGGTCTGTCCATATTTCCTTCACTCCATCAAGGAACGCCCCACCGGCATCTTCTTTATATGAACAATACAAGTTACTCAATTCAGTGTCCCGACAGCAATGCCAGCTTGTCCCTAAAGTGATTATTTGAGTTTTCCCGACCCTCGCCGGCATATGTACAAATAACTCGTCCAGTCGGTCATCTTCCAACATTTGCAGCTTATTGACCACCTTTATCAAGGTTTTGCGCCTTGGCTGGTAAAATCGTTCTCGTGGCTTTCTGTCTTTCTCTATGTACAGGCAATAGCTATCGAGTAAATACGGTGCCTCAAACAGCATGGTTCGCCAATATAAGTCATCCCACTGGCTGTCCATGGTCTTTGCAAACAGAGAAGTTGCCTGCTTCTTTATGAATCCAGAATATGCCATGATAAAATCCCGCTCATCAACCGGCAGCTCCGGATTATCTTTCATCGTATATTGAAGTTCGGACAGAAGAAGTTGCAAAATGTCCAAAGATAGCGGCTCTGTCAGTTGCCGCTTTAGTTTTTTGATTATTTCCCGGTGTTCCTGGAAATCCATAGAAAAAGAGCCTCCTTCCGTTCAGAATTTGGCTCTCTGGCTCTTAGGCTCTCTGGCTCTCTAATTCTTTATTTGTTCCATGGTTTAAATGTTTGTATCTTTTTCAGTAATGTTCCTGGATGACCGTCAAAACAAATTGCTCTATCATCTACATAACAAATTGCCGGTGGTTTTTCCTTGCATATATCATCAACTATGATTCCATGCATACCTAACCATTCAGCAATAGCATCTTTACCTTTTTGACTCCGGCATCTAGTAGAAACTACAACTACATCATACCCTGCGTCCTTAATCTCATCAATTGCCTCTTTAATTCCATTCACCGGCGGGTCTGGAATAATATCCTCACCTCTCCAACCAGATTTATAGCTATGAATCACACCATCAAAATCAAAAACAACCGTCCTCGCCATATTTTGTACCTCCAACACGTTCACTGTATGTTAACTATCATTTCCCGTTTGCAAGTGTTTGCACGACA